ATGCGGGAAGTTGAAGCGACCATGCGAATCGGCGGTGCGACCCGGTTAACCCCGGATCGGCTCGAAGACATCGAGGACCTGATCAATCGGTTGCGCCAGTCGTACGTGAGTAGCGAGCTGGCGTATGCACCCCCTGGCGGGGCTGGGGTTACGTGGTGGGAGGTGCTTGGCATCTACGTCGGCTCCCACGTAACCGACGCCTTGATCGGTGACCTCGTAAGCAAGCTGGTAGATGGCACCGTCGATTGGATCAGGGCGAAGGCTCGACGGTCGAGGGATAACGACAAGGCGATGAGGCCCCAGTCCATAACGATCTACGGACCAGACGGCAAGCCACTCAAGAAGATCCTCGGCAAGTCGGAGGACGAGATCGAAATTATCGATGACCCGGCTGACGACCTCTAGGAGCTTCCGCCTACTCGCTTCTGGATCGTGGAGTGAACAGCGACAGCACCGGGACGAAGACGAGGAATGCAGTTTTCCAGTCGACGGAATAAGCCGCCACTGACCCCAGGCTGATAGCGATGCCGAGAACGATTAGCGGGTTGAGATTGCCCTTGCCACGAGGTGCCGGCGGCTGACCTCCGCTGGAGGGTCTTATGCTCATCTGTAGTCCTTGAGGTTGTGTTGACGCGACGGGACTGATTCGCTGCCTCGCACCGCCTGCAACGCGGTGCGGGGCAGTTTCAAGTCGAAATGCTATTGCTGTAATTCGACTCGACCCTCACGCTAGACGTTGCTGGGGCCGTCGCAAACCGGGTCATGTCGCTATCTGTGCGGAAGTTGTGGACAAGTTGTTAGCAACGACGGGATAACACGCTCAAAGCCTGGGGATAACCTGCGGCCTGCATTCCTTCGATTGAGATATCCTCGCACTTCACCGCAGGTTTTTCCTGTGGATACGATTTTCCTCGGCATGTCGCGGACAAGCCGTCACTCGGGCGTGTCGGAGCGTGACTGCCCTGCTAACCCAGGGTTGACTCCACCCGTTCAATGTCAAGACTCAGACATCTTTGCGACAAGCTTCCGCGCCTCTTCGCTGGCTTCGCCGCCTTCCTTGCCGGGAACTGTGGCAGATAGGAATCCCTTTTGCCGAGCCCGCATGATGTGGCCTTTGATCGTCGGGATCGGCCTGTCTCCGAGCGCGCTGGAAAGCAGCCCCACAACGATTTTGCCCTCAGCTACCGCCTCTTCGTAGGCGACGGCGAGAGCGGCTAGGTACTCGTCTGTGACTTTTCCACCGCCTCGGCTGTATGCCTCTGCCATCTGGGAGAGGGCTTCGGAATCACGCCGGCCAGTGGGGCCTTGCGGCGTGCGGCCACGTATGTGCTCGCGGCGTGCGTGGTCAAGTATCGACCGGGTTGCTTCGCGGATCTCGTCGTAGCCCAGCTCCGCATTTTCCCCAACCGCACGGATTGAGATCTGGACGAGCCGTCCATTCTCGCGGCCCTCTACCACCTCATACGGCTCATTCAGCTTCGTGAACTCCATCGGACTACCGTACCGTACGCAACAACAGTATTGATACGGTGCTAACCAGATGATACGGTCATCCCGGTCGACGCAATAGCACCGACTTAACAACTGGGAGGGAACGGAATGGGAACCAACACAGCCCCGACTGACGCTGAGTGTGAGGCCGAGTGGCGTTGTATAGCCACAGCAATCGATCCCACCGGGCACCTAGAGCGTGAAGGTGAACGGATGATGGGGGCCATTCAGGAGATGGACGAGAACCTGGAACTGGAACTCGTGAGAGTCGAAGGCGCAGTCGACGTTTGCGCAAGCGAGAACCAGATGCTGGTGTCCCTCGATGCGTCTATAGCCGAGACCACGCGGTGGCTGGACCCGGCGCGGGAATGGGCCAAACGACACGACATGGTGCTGGTCGAGAAGGCGACCGTGCCAGCGCTCGGGATGGTGAGCCTTCAGATGACGATCTACTGGTACAAGTCGCGCCGCCTGATTGACGAGGCGGCTGCCTGATGCGGGTACCAGAGTCAATCAAGGGTGAAGTCCTTGCGGACCCAACGGCGGCAGTAGTGCCACTGACCCACAATGAGGCCCAGTCAGTCCCAACGAGACTGGATGCCTGGCGGCGTGAGAACCCGAACGCGATGGGCAGGTGGCCCACTACGTACGGGTGCGTTGTGGCGTTTTGGGGCATGAAGGTCTACTACGGGCGATGCCGGGATTGCAGCGCCCTGGTAACCACTAGACGGGTAGACACTGCGGACGCGAGGGGCCGGTGGCCAGCCCTGTGCCCGGAGTGCCGTGGAAGAAAATACGACGAGCACAACGACAGTGCGAGGTCGAGAATGCGAGCCCTGCGGAGCGAGCGATACAAGTTCCGGGACGAGCAGTTCGCCAAGATCGGCCTACCAGCTCCGCGCCAAGGCGTGCCAGGGTACGAGGCGCTGTTGCGCTGGGAGCGGGACTACTACCGCTACGCCGACCCGTTCGAGGACGACGACGGCACATAGTTCTTGACCACGACTTCTGTTCCAGACATATACATATAAGTGAAGGGGAAAAGGGGAGAGGTCCCCCCGTTCCCCCACCTACGCGAGCCCTGGCCGGATGACCCGCCCCCAGGGGACTCTCCCCTTTTTTGAGATCAACGGATCACAAGAGCGCCCCGTCAGCGGCGGGGTTCCCAACGATGGCCTGTCAGAGGCAGGCCGGGAAGTAGCACCATGTCCGCCCATCGATGCCAGCGACACCCGGAGCACCGCCGCCGTAACGGTCGGTGCTTGGACTGCCGGTCTGAGGCCAACTGCCGTTATTCGCGGTCGTGCGTTGAGGCTCGGCGCAAGCTCCGCGAGCTTGAGGCCCTGATCGCCTCGTAGAGCGGCGAGAACGCAGCCACCCGAAGGTGGTTGTGTCCCATAGAAAACAGGACGGTTAGACGCCTCCGTCCGCAACCCCCACCCCGGAGGTAGGAAATGAAGAACAACCCATTGTCCGAGCTGCCCGCCTACTGGCAGCAGGAGATCAAGGATCTACGGGCCGAGAACGCTAAATACCGCAGGGAGCGGAACGAACTCCGCGACGAGCTGGAGGCCCTTCGGGCCGAAGTGGAATGATGCGGCGACCCGTCCTCTCGTCGTATTGGGACGAACGTCGGCAGGCGGTGACACACAAGATCACCATCTCCGGGACGAAAGCGTCGCTGTTGTTCACCGACGAGACCCTGGCAGACCTCTACGCCCAGATCAGCGCAGCCATGAAGGCCGATACCGTTGCCCGGCCCCACTGACGCAGCGGTACCGCCTCATATAGCCGAGCTGGTCGAGAACGCGTTCAACGGGAATTCGGATTTCAACAGTCGCGCCTTCACGGTCGCACTGTGGTTCGTCGGACACGAACTGGACGAAGACACCTACGTCGACTTTGTGTCGACTTCGGGGATCGGGGTCGGGTATCCGCGAAACGACCTGACGAAGCGACTTCGCAGGACCTACCAGGATGCCGAGGACAAGTACGACCCGGCGCTTGCCGGCGGCTCGTTGCCGCCCGGCTTCGCGGAGGAAATGGCAGAGCTGCTGAAAGCTGTCGAGTCGGGCTACTCGCGGCGCGACAAGGCTCACGTCGTGGCACTCATACAGCACGCGATCAACACCGGGCACAACCCGGTGAACGCTTCGGCTAGGCAGCTTGCCGCAATCAGCGGCAAGTCGGTTGAAGCGACCGCGAAGGTGATGAATCGGATTGCATCTCGGGCTTGCGGTTGCCAGTTGGTGACCAGGGTGACCTACGACGGTGTCTACGGCCACTCCCGCCTGTGGCGGATCAACCCGGCCTACCGGCCTCGGAAGGTTGACATATGTACTTGCAAGAATATATGTGAACCTTCAGCCGACCCCGAGACAAGGTTCTGCGAGTACGTCGAGCCGATGCCGCCAGGCACCGAGTTGACGGTAACCCTAGTTGCTGCGGAGCTGAGCATCACGAGACCGGCGGCACGCAGGCTGTTAGACAAGCACCTCGACCGCTACTTCAGCGGCGGCTACTTCACCGGCGATCCCAAGACGCGCACGCCTGCGAAGTGGTGGCGTTCGCGGCCAGACGGCAGACACCACGACTACCGGGCGGACTCTCGCCGGTAGGACCGCGCCCACAACCGAATACCGATGAGGCCTCCAGCTTCCGAGCTGGGGGCCTTCGGCTTTGGCGGATGCCATCGCCTACCGAGGCCACCTCTGCCGGGGTGGCCTTTGTCATGCAATCCGACGACAAGGAGAACAAAGAGATGATGATCGACGCCCGCAACTGGATGGACGAACTCGCGGGGATCGTAGCGAGTCTGGCGTTTGACACGGCTGAGATGTGCAGCCGCGAGGAATGGGAAGCGGTTGTCGACCGCTCCAACGTCACCGCCGTCATCTCGGTGTCCGCGTGACATCCCGAGATGAGCAGCGCACGGAGAAGGCATTTCAGCGGCACCTGGAGACGACGGTGGATTACTTCGCTGCCGTGGTCGATAACGGCGGTGAGCCTTGGTTCAAGAACCCCGACAAGCTGGCGCGGCTTGAGCGCCACATACCCGGCATCTCGCAGATGCCACCCGAGGAGCGCCGACGCGCTCTGTTCATGAGACACCGGAAGACGAAAGAGAACTGATGACCGAACAGAACGCCACCACCATCGAGACCCCGGCTCCCGGAGCCGAGATCGCTCTAGAAACAACGGAACCGACCGAAGAGGTAGAGATCCCGGAGGACGTTAGCCAAGACCGTAAGGTGCCCCGAGAGCAGCGATACCGCTTGGAACGCAACGCGGCCCAAGCCGAGGTAGCGACCCTTCAGGCTCGCCTGGCTGTTCTCCAGCGTGCAGAGATCGAACGGCTGGCATCCGCCGGCCTATCTCAGCCCAGCGACCTTTTCACCCTGAGCGGTAACGAGCTGGCGGAGTATCTGACCGACGACGGCAAGGTAGACCCGACCAAGGTTGCCGCTGACGTGGAGGCCCTCCTGTCCGAGCGGCCAGGACTCAAGCCCCCATCTCCCGCTGTCGACCGCACCCAAGGGTTCGGCCCCGGAGTTGCCAGCGCAGCCCCTACATTCGCTGACTTTCTTCAGTCTTGAGTTCACACCGCCGTCTGTGACGGCCACGAACTCGCAGTAAGCCTCTGTGAGGCAACCGGACCCAGCCTGCGGCTGGGTCTCTGTCCCACCCACTAATTCGGGCCTCTGACAACCGTCAGGGGCCTTTTGCGTTCCTAGGAGGAACACACATGGCAGTAACCAATTCAGGCCTCCAGAGGGCCTGGAAGCCCGAGGACTACGGCAACCTCATCGACCTGGTGATCGAAGAGAAGTCCATCGCCTTCAAGGCCGGTACCAAGCTCGTCACCGCCTCGGAGACCTTGCGTGTCCCGATGCTCACCGCCGACCCCTCGGTCGGGTGGTACGCCGAGAACACCGAAATCTCGCTGACCGACCCGTCGACCAACGAGCTTGTCATCACGCCGAAGAAGGTTGCGGGTCTGACCCAGATCAGCAACGAGGCTGCCGAGGACTCGAACCCCGTCGTGGCCAACCAGATTGGCCAGAGCCTCGGTCGCTCGATCGCCAAGAAGATAGACGCAGCGTTCTTCGCCAACACCACGAGCAACGGCCCCTCGGGCCTGCTGTCGCTGACAGGTATCAACGTGGTCGATACCGGCACCGTCACCCTGACCTCGCTGGACCCGTTCCACGAGGCAAAGGCGGCTGCCCTGGCAGACGGCGCGGATATCTCGGTGTGGATTCTTGCCCCCGACGTTGCGCTCACCCTGTCGAAGGCGAAGCAACTCACCTCCGGTTCTAACGTCGGCCTGCTCGACTCGACGGGTGTTGCCGATGGCGTCACCCTGGCCGGCGTGCCCGTCTTGGTCTCCACCGACGTGGCCGCTGGTAACGCATGGGGCTTGGACGGCTCACAGGTGTTGATCGTTCAGCGCAAGGGCACGACCATCGAGAAGTCGAAGGACGCGGCGTTCGCATACGACGCGATCCAGGTTCGTGGTGTGGCGCGGGTCAGCTTCGGGTTTGCAAACCCCGCTGGCGTGGTGCGCCTGTACGACGCTCCCTAGTCCAAACCATTCACGGGGACAACTGAATACACCGCTGGAGGGCTGTCCTACTTGGGCAGCCCTTCGGCGTTTCCACCACCTCACAAGACAGGAGTCCAACACAAAGTGACAACCCAAACCCACCCGTGCCGTGTCGAACGCAGCGGAAAGCGTTGCGCGAGAGACGGTTGCCGTCGCACGATCATCAAAGGCCGCAGTCATTCCCACTGCTCTTACCTGTGCAAGGTATTGGACGACGAGCTGGCCACCACGCGTCGCGTGGCGAACGCAGTTGGGGCCTGCCCGACTACCGACGAGCTGCTGTCTACCATCGCGGAGGTGAGCCAGTTGTGGAACCGCTACCGCACCCTCCACCGTGAGCTGTACAAGGCAGCGATGGACTCGGGCCTGACGCCCGAGCAGTGGGACGCGATCCGGCATGGCGTAGACACCCCACGGGGATGACCCCTCCCCGGCACTCCCGACCGGGAGGTAATGCGTCCGCCCTCTCGGATGCATTGCATAGCCCAGTTTTTGCCGCGACGAACGGCGAACCGAACGAACTCTCACCGCTGCTCAGGCGGTAAATCATTACCAAAATAGGAGGCGGCACCCGTGACGGAAAATGCGTCCGTTACCCCGAAATATCCGCCCGGTTTGCGTGCTCGTGGCAAGCGTCTCTGGCGCGACCTGCACGCCTCGGCGGACTTCGCGGGTTGCCCGGAAACGCAGCTTGTCGCTGAAGAGGCCTGCTACCTGGCCGATGACATCGAACGGTTGCGCCGGGTAGTACAAGCTGCCGGCGAGGACACCCGCGTAACCGGATACAACGGCCAACCGGTCTCGATGCCCGAGGTATCGGACCTCCGCAGTAGCCAACAGCTATTGCTGTCGATGCTGAAATCCCTTCGGCTGCCTGACGACGACGGAGGCGACGGCAAGCTGACCCGCAGCCAGGTTGGCAAGGTCGCCGCCGACGCACGATGGAAGAAATACTGAATGCGATCACCCAAGACCCGACGACGCGCTGTCGCACCAGATCCGGGTCCGAGCGTGGCGGACTACTTCAAGGCCGTGCTCGGCTGGAAACCGAGCACGCGACCGTCCCACACCACCGCGAGACGCCAGTGTGGCGGCTGCGGCCAGATCAAATACGGCACTGATTTCGATGTGCCGGTTACGCCAGGTCGACCAGACCTGAACACATGCAAAGGATGTACACGATGACGCTTCGAGAAGTCAGCGACTCGGTAGGAGGCTGGCTCGTCCTGCCTACCGGCGCACACGAGCCGGTTCAGGTGGACCCGTGGCTGGGCGAGACCCTGATCAAGCAGGGTCGCGCCAAGTTGTGCCGATTCCACTACGTCAACCGATCCGGCGGGGCTCAAGCTTCCGTCATCATCGATGACGCCGATACGGTCATCATCGACAGGCTGATCGGATGACCTCCTACGCAACCAGTGATGACGTGACGGCCCGTCTGGGCCGGCAACTCACCGAAGACGAGCAGACTCAGGTGCCGACTCTGTTGTCAGACACCGAGATTCTGATCCGTTCCCGAATCCTGGACCTGGACGATAAGGCCCAGGACGAGGCGTACTTGGCCATCCTCAAGATGGTGGAGGCGAACGCCGTCAAGCGGCTGATCCGCAACCCGGACGGCTACACCTCGGAATCGGACGGCGAATACACCTATCAGATCAACTACAAACTGGCCTCAGGCGGTTTGGAGATCACCAGCCAGGAATGGGCTCTGCTCGGTGTCGGTTCGGGGATCTTCACTATCGGGGTCCGGGGTCGGACCCCGTACGAGCAGTTGTACGCCGACGCGCCGAACGTCCACCCGTTCATGTGGGGAGGCTGACCGATGAGCCTCCTACAACGCGGTACCGAAACGGTCGTCGTCTTCCCCGAAGAGGTCTACACAGACGGCGACGGCAACACACTGACCCGAGCATCGGCTACCGGCGTTGTCTGCCGCGCCGTGGTCCAGCCCCTCGGTGTTGTCGGGGCACAGACCGAAACTCAGGTCGGCGGCTTCCAGACGACGAGCAAGTACCGTCTCCGCATCGCATCCGGCTATCCCGGTCGGCTCGGCGCTCAGAGCGCCGTGGAATGGCAGGGCCGTCGATACTCAATCGACGGAGAACCACGGATGCACAACGGATCTCCGCGCACCGCCTACACCGATTACGTGATGGCTCGTTCGTGACGATGAGACCCGCACCAGTGGTGCTGGCGATCCTCCGGGCCGCACTGCCCGAAGTCTTTGTCGTCTCGGTGATCCCAGACGTGGATCACCGGCGCTACCCGCTCGTCGCAGTGCGCCGCGTCGGCGGGGTCAGGCATCCCCGGAGACCAACTCTGTTGGCATTCCCGGAGATTGAGCTGACCGCCGTCTCGGCTGACAGTCTCGTGGACGCGGAGTTGTTGTACGAGAATGCCTTAGAGGCCCTGTACGCCGCTGTGAGCGCCCAAACCGTCGTATACGGTGCCGGGTGCCTCCACAGCCTCACGGAGGCTCAGGGAGCTACTGACGTGGGTTCCCCGTTCCCGGATACGTGGGCCGTGCAGGGCACCGTTCAGATCGGTGTGCGGCCTGCTTTGTGA